TATAACACAAGGTAATTTTCAATGGGTTAACGGTATAAAAGACACTTCGGTTATATTTATGCCAAGTCCTCAGGGTAGATTTAATATATCATGGATTCCCGGAGAACATTTACAAAACAAATGTATTGTTAAAAATGGTATTAAATATCCGGCTAATGAGCATATAGGCGCATTTGGCTGTGATAGTTACGATATTTCAGGAACGACTGACGGCAAGGGCTCTAAAGGTGCATTGCACGGACTTACTAAGTTTACAATGGAAGATGCACCACCTAGCTCATTCTTTTTAGAGTATATAGCTAGGCCTCAAACAGCAGAGATATTTTTTGAAGACGTGCTAATGGCATGCGTGTTTTACGGAATGCCAATACTTGCTGAGAATAACAAACCTAGGTTATTGTATCATTTTAAAAGAAGAGGGTACAGAGGTTATTCGATGAACCGGCCTGACAGATTATGGAACAAGCTTTCCGTAACTGAAAAAGAAATAGGTGGCGTACCTAATTCTAGTATGGATATGAAGCAAGCGCATGCTGCTGCAATTGAAATGTATATTAACGATCACGTTGGTTTAATTTCAGAAGGAGAATACGGAACAATGTATTTTAACGATACATTAAACGATTGGTCTAAATTTGATATAAATAATAGAACGAAGTTTGATGCTGCTATTAGTTCAGGCTTAGCCATTATGGCTTGCCATAAAGATTTATATAGACCTGTAGCAAAAAAAGAAAGAACAAAATTAAATCTATCTATAGCTAGATATAAGCAAGATGGTTTTATTTCAAAAATAATAAAATAATAATATGGCTCAATCAGTTGTAAATAGTTATTTCCCAAGCCAAGTTGCTAGCGACCTTGAAAAAATGTCAGAAGAATATGGCCTTAAAGTTGGTAGAGCTATTCAGCAAGAATGGTTTAATAATGATAACGGAGCTGCTAGATATAAAAGCAATCAAGATAGCTTTCATAATTTACGTTTATATTCTAGAGGAGAACAAAGCATACAAAAATATAAAGATGAGTTATCTATTAATGGTGATTTATCTTATCTTAATTTAGACTGGAAGCCAGTGCCTATATTATCTAAATTTGTAGATATTGTAGTTAACGGTATTGCAGACCGCTCTTTTGATGTTAAAGCATATTCGCAAGATCCATTAGGTGTTTCAAAAAGAACCGAATATATGGAAGCAATTTTGGAGGATATGCAAAATAAAGAGTTTAAACAAAAAGTAAAAGGCGCGTTAAATATAAATCTCTTTAATAACGAGCCGGAAACTTTACCAGAATCTAATGAAGAGCTAGAACTTCATATGCAGCTAAATTATAAACAAACTATAGAGCTAGCAGAAGAAACAGCAATTAATACTTTATTAGATGGTAATAATTATGATTTAACTAAAAGAAGGTTATATTACGATCTAGCAACTATAGGTATTGCCGCTGTTAAAAATTCTTTTAATGCATCAGAAGGCATTGTTGTTGATTATGTTGACCCAGCTAATTTAGTATATTCTTATACGGAATCGCCATATTTTGATGATATATATTATGTTGGTGAAGCTAAGTATATTCCAATAAATGAATTAAAAAAGCAATTCCCTCAGTTAACAGAAGAAGACCTAGAAAAAATATCAAAAACAAATTATTCTAATTCCGGAGGATATAGTAAGGGATATAATTATTCTGAAAAAAGAGATTCTAATAGTGTACAAGTTTTATATTTTAATTATAAGACTTATGCTAACGAAGTATATAAAACAAAAATTACCGCAACAGGCGCTAGTAAAGTTATAGTAAGAGACGATACTTATAACCCACCGGCGGATAGTGATGAGTTTGGTAAACTTTCAAGATCAATTGAGGTTTTATATGACGGGGCTATGATAGTAGGCAGTGACTATCTTTTAAAATGGGAGCTTTGTAAAAATATGATGCGACCTAAAAGTGATAGCGCTAAAGTTAAAATGAATTATAGTATTGTGGCGCCAAGAATGTATAAAGGTAGAATTGAATCCATAGTAAGCCGATGCGTAGGCTTTGCAGACATGATTCAGCTTACACATTTAAAGATACAACAGGTAATGCAAAAGATGATGCCAGACGGTGTTTATCTTGACGCAGACGGCTTAGCTGAAATTGATTTGGGTAATGGAACGAACTATAACCCGCAAGAAGCGTTAAACATGTTTTTCCAAACAGGTTCTGTTATCGGTCGTTCGTTTACACAAGACGGCGATATGAACCCAGGTAAGGTACCAATACAGCCTTTACAGACCGGCAATGGTGGCGGTAAAATACAAACTCTTATTACGACATATAATTATTATATGCAGATGATTCGAGATGTAACAGGTTTAAATGAAGCTCGCGATGGTTCGTCTGTTGATTCAAGAGCGTTAGTTGGCATACAAAAAATGGCTGCAGCAAATTCAAATGTTGCTACTCGCCATATATTAGACTCGGGTTTGTTTTTAACTTCAGAGCTTGCTGAAAATATATCTTTACGTGTTTCTGATGTGTTAGAATATTCTGATGCAAAAGAAGCTTTTATGCAAAAAATAGGAGGCTTTAATACAATGGCTCTTGCAGAGTTATCTGAATTGCATTTACATGACTTCGGTATATTTTTAGAGCTTGCGCCTGATGATGAAGAAAAAGCTAGGCTTGAAAACAATATTCAAACAGCTTTATCCGCACAGCTTATTGATTTAGATGATGCTATAGATATCAGAGAAATTAAAAACTTAAAATTGGCTAACCAAGTATTAAAACTTCGTAGAAAAAAGAAACTTGAGCGCGATCAAGCTATGCAGCAGCAAAATATACAAGCGCAAGCGCAAGCTAATGCACAATCTCAGCAAGTTGCAGCTCAAGCTGAAGTGCAAAAGAATCAAGCTTTAATGCAATCTAAAATACAAATGGAGCAAGCTAAATCTCAATTAGAACAACAAAAAATGACTTTTGAGGTTAATGCTAAAAAAGAACTTATGGCTCTTGAGTTTAATTATAACATGCAACTAAGGAATTTAGAAGTAGAGGGTCAAAAAAGTAGAGAAAAAGAAAAAGAAGACCGTAAAGACGAAAGAACAAAAATTCAAGCTACTCAGCAAAGCGAGCTAATTGATCAAAGAAAAAAAGAAACAGCTCCAAAGAATTTTGAATCAGGAGGTAACGATGTACTTGGCGGTGGTTTCGGTTTAGGAACCTTCGATCCTAAGTAATAATAACAATATATAATTATATAATATTTTATCATGAGTGAAGAAAAGAAACCTGTGGCGTCTGTTTTAGATGACGGCACAATAAAATTAGATTACACTAAAGATGCCGTTCAAGAGCAAAGCACAGATGAGGTTCCTGTACGCGACGAATCCGACACTAGCGAAGGAGTACAAGAGCAAAACGTCGAAGAAACAAATGCAGAACCTACCGGAGAAAGCTCCGACGAAAATGTTCAGAATGCCGAAGAAACTAAAGAAGATGAATCTGTATTAGTAGAAGTTACAGATGAAAAAGTTGAAGAGGTAGCGGAAGAGCTTCAAGAAGAAGTACAAGAAGCTATTGAAGAAGCTAAAGAAGCTGGTGTAGAGCTACCTGAAAATATTCAAAAAGTTGTAGACTTTATGAATGAAACAGGAGGCACGTTAGAAGATTATGTAAAACTTAATACGGACTATGCTTCTTTAAACGAAAACGCTTTATTAAAAGAATATTATCAAAGCACTAATCCTAATTTAGATAACGAAGATATTAATTTCTTAATGGAAGATAAGTTTTCGTACGATGAAGATATAGATGATGAGCGCGAAATAAGACGTAAAAAAGTTGCACGCAAACAAGCCTTATCAGACGCTAAAAATCATTTAGATAGTCTTAAAAATAAATATTATACTGAGATTAAGGCCGGATCGCGGTTAAATCCAGAACAACAAAAAGCGGTAGATTTTTTCCATCGCTATACAAAAGACAGTGAAGAAGCAGCTAAAAAAGCTGAGCATTTTAACAAAGAAACAAATAAAGTTTTTACAGACAAATTCGAAGGTTTCGATTACAATGTAGGTGAAAAGAAATATCGTTTTAAAGTTAAAGATGCTAATAAGATTAAAGAAAGCCAAAGCGACATTAATAACTTTCTTAAGAAGTTCTTAAATGAAAAAGGTACAATGTCAGATGCTAAGAGCTATCACAAATCATTATTTACAGCTATGAATCCAGATCAAGTAGCGCAACATTTTTATGAGCAAGGCAAAGCCGATGCTCTTAAAGATAGTATAACAAAGTCTAAAAACGTAGATATGAATCCGAGAGGGGCTCATGAAAAATTTACGGCAGCAAACGGAGTTACATATCGTGTTCTTAATCCTGGAGAAAGCAGCTCTAAACTTAGGGTAAAATTAAAAAAATAAATAACCATTTAAAAATAATTAAAAAATGGCTTTAGCAGGAACAGGTGCTGAATTAAATCACCTAACACCACGTCCCACGAAAGTTCTTTTCCCGGACAACTATATCGCAGCTGATGGCTTCGATTTTCAAACACAATTCTTACCGGAAGTATACGACCAAGAAATTGAGCGTTTCGGTAAGCGAACTATCTCTGGCTTCCTATCTATGGTAGGTGCTGAGATGCCTATGGCTTCTGACCGTATCATATGGTCTGAGCAAGGACGTTTGCATATCGCTTATGAAGGCGTAACTGTAGACGCAGACGGAGACGCTTTAACTTTACCATCTGATCACTTAGTTGTGGCAGGTATGACTCTTGTTGTTTCTAACCAAGCGGGTACTACTGTACACAAAGCTTATGTTACTTCTGTATCAGGAACAACTGTAAACATTGAAGTATATGATACTGGTGACGCAAACCTTTCATCAGGTTTTGACAGTGTTACAACTGCAAAATGTTTTGTTTACGGTTCTGAATACAGTAAAGGAGCTGCTAATGTTGGCGGTACTTCTGATGCTGCGTTTACACGTTTTGTAAACAAGCCGATTATTATTCGTGACAAATACCGTGTTAGCGGTTCTGATGTTGCGCAAATCGGTTGGGTTGAAGTTGCTACAGAAATGGGAACTAGCGGTTACTTATGGTACTTAAAGTCTGAGCACGAGTCTCGTCTACGTTTTATGGACTATCTAGAAATGTCAATGGTTGAAGCTGAAGAAGCTACTACTACTATGACTCAAGCTGACGCTTTTGGTGTTGGTGGTACTAAGTCTATTACAGGTTCTGAAGGTTTATTTGCAGCTATTGAGTCTCGCGGTATTGTTTACAATGCACCAGACTTTGATGGAGCAGGTGGTCTTGGACAGTTTGACGATATCTTAGGTGAGCTTGATAAGCAAGGCGCTATTGAAGAAAACATGCTTTTCTTAGATCGTGCTACTTCTTTGTCAATTGACAATATGCTTGCAGCTCAAAATTCTTACGGTGCTGGCGGTACTTCTTACGGTGTATTTAACAACGAAGAAGAAATGGCGCTAAACCTAGGATTTACAGGATTCCGTCGTGGATCTTATGATTTCTACAAAACAGATTGGAAATACTTGAATGACGCTACCACTCGTGGTTTGGTTGGAGATATCGAAGGTGTATTAGTACCTGCGGGAACTTCTTCTGTATACGACGAAACATTAGGTCAGAACATTTCTCGTCCTTTCTTACACGTACGTTACCGTGCTAACGAAGCGGAAGATCGTAGAATGAAGTCTTGGATTACAGGATCTGTCGGTGGTAACTTTACTAGCGACGCTGATGAAATGAATGTACACTACTTATCAGAGCGTGCACTTTGTGTTCAAGCAGCAAACAACTTCGTATTGTTGAAAAAATAATACATTTAATTAATATTGTCCTCGGTTTCGGCCGAGGGCATTATTTTTCTTTTATTTAATTATATAATATTATGGCACAAGCTAAAAAAGCACCGGTAAAAAAGGCGCCGGTTAAAAAAGAAAAGCCTGCACAAGAAACAATAGTAGCAGAAGCACCCGCAGTAACATTCACAGAAGAAACGCCGAGTATGCCTGCTAAACCGAAAAAAGCAAAATGGGAATATAGAGATAGGCTTTATGAATTATCATCATTACGTAAGCCTATTGTATTTGTATTACCAGCTATGCACTCAAGAAGAAAACCTTTGTTATGGTTTGATCCAGAAAAAGGTTATCAAAGAGAATTAAGATACGCAACAAATCAAAAATCTGTATTTGTTGACGAACAACAAGGACCTGTTACATTAGGTCGTATTGTATTTAGAGACGGGGCATTAACTGTACCAAAAGAAAATGTAGCACTTCAACAGCTACTTTCTTTATATCATCCATTTACTTTAGATAATAGAATACAGGAATATAACCCTAAAGCTATCGCTGAAGAGCAAGTTGATAATATTGAGTTAGAATTAGACGCTATGAATTTAGCTTCTGAAATGGACATTGATCAAGCC